GGAATTCTAACCAAAATAATTAAGCAAAATTGGATTACCGTATGACGAAACATTGGTGCGAAACTTGTAAGAAATTACAAGTCTTTGGGTCCTTTTGTTTTAATTGTGGTAATGCTTTACAATCAAAATCCATTTAAGACATGAGAAGGACTAGAGGATGAGGTGGGGTAGCATAGGGTATAAAAGGCGAGTTTGGGCCGTGGAAAGCCGTGCCAGGGGCGTTATTTGGCGTTCCAGGGGCTAGTCAAACCCGAACTTGCCGTGTGCCAGTTTGGTAACTTTCTCTGTTGGTTTGTTTTCTGCAGCTTTTTTGATAACTGGGATCAGCTTACTGGCTGCCGCTTGTACATACCAGGGCTGATCTTTTAATTCTTCAGTCATACTATGCAACAAAGACAACTGCGAACCTTCCTCCGTCTCGCCCAGTTTCTGGGCAGCATTCCCCATAGCACCATTCCAAAAATCTATCGCTGCCTTTCTACCCTGAGGGATCATGAACTCCTCGAAGTCGACCAGGGCTTGCTCACGGATTTGGTTAGTGATTACCGAAAGGCTAGCTAACAAAGTCTCATTTGACTCTTCTGACATTAACCAGGTCTCAATCTTTTTTTGTGTTTTTAGCGGAATCCAGTAAGTATAGATCAGCAAGTAAAGCCCAAAGCTCAAAACCCAAACAAGTGCGAATATTTCGTCTGTCATGCAAGGGGACCATTACCGCCAAATAAACCTGTTTCTCTTAATCGTTTTTCCCACCAGGTCATTTCAGTCTTTTCCGTTATTGGTTCAAAAATATCCTCAATTTCTGTTTTTGCTTCATCTACTTGATCCTGAATAAACTGTTTAAGATCGCCAGGTAAATCACCCAGTGCCTGGGCTAGTTGATTTATCATATCTAAAGCTTCATCTGTTTTGTCATACATCGCAGCTAGGACAATTCCTCTAGGCAATCCCAAATCAATGCCTGGCACAATTTCAGCAACTGCAATTAAATTATTCATCGCACTGATCCTTTTGTCAATTTTAGATAGTGCTATCCAGGTAATACCCTGGATAAACGGAGTAAACGCTCTAACTATTTCTGGTGTAACAACTTCCCAGGGTATTTTATCAACAAAGTCAACTTTTGCTTTAACCAACTTGCCTAATTCCTTCTAGAACCATTACTGCAGCCAGGAGAAAACGCATCAGTAATTGCTCCAGGTTATAATCTTCGTACATTATTCCCTGGTTGACTTATAGATCCTTCCAGTTATTGAAGCCATCATCTCTCTTGCAGTAGAATCAGAAACATTTTGACCAGTAATCTTAACTTCAGTATATGACGGTATGATAAGATTTAATTGTGACCTGGAGTTACCGCGAATAGATCCTTCTGCAGTATATGATTCTACTTTTTGCCCATTCAAATATACAACCCAACGGAAATCTTCTCCGTACACAGACTCATAATAATAACCCTGCCATTCTCCCACTAACAAATAATTACCTGATGTATATTCAATTAATGTAGTTTCATTATTGTCAATGTCAATAATTCCACTGTAGGCAGCTGCGAAATCACCATAAATATCTATAGCCTGAGCTGGACCTGTAAAGCTTCCGCCTACTGGGTTCCCTGCACCGCCTACACCGCCGCCTAATAGAGCCATAAGGATCCTAAGGTGCGTAAGTGATTGATACTGCTACGTCTACTGTTTCTGCTGTTGTGCAACTTACCGAGAAGTCTATCTGGTTACCTGGTATGATATCAAAGATACCTGCAGAGTTCTCAACTACAACGGGCATTCCGTTGTTTCCGTCAAGTGGTCCTGCTGCCTGGTTAGACCAGGATGGGCCACTGAATATCTGCTGGACGCTGACCCCATCCCCTGCATATTTGAAGACACTAACACCATCTGTGGCGGAAGTGTGATCTGGGGAACAGCTCATTGCTATCCTTACGACTTTGGTCATCCCTTCTGGGTTGGTTGTGCTTTGCGAACTTCCGAGGAGCTGACTGATGCTAGTGAATGTCCCAGCGGTCAGTGAACTGCCTGCGAGAGTGTACGTACGAGTTTGTAGTCCTGACATGTGTATTTTTTCTCCTTATATTTTGAAGTATAGTTTCGTTCCACCTAGTTTTACACTAGGAAAAAATTTCCTTGCTAGTCCACCTGCAGTAGCCAATACTATTGCTGAGGATAGGACCGCTTTACCTGGTGCCGAGGTTGCTAGACTAACTGCATTCTTACTTAATTCAGAAAATGCAGGTTCTAAGTTACCTTTCAAAGTATCTGCAATTACTCCTCCAGTTGCTCTTCCAGTAGAAGCTCCCTGGTTCAGGTATTGTGCTACGCTTAGGCCTGCAGCCATTCCAGTTATAGATGGATGCGGTATTGCCATTCTTCTTCGTGCCATATTCTTTCTCCTATTGCCCGTGTAAGCTCTTCGAGCGGTCTTACGCCGCATACTTCTGGTTGATCGCTTACGTTTGCGGGATGTGTCATAAGATTTCTTGCTGATGAGCTTGCCATCTCTAAAGTACATCCGGCGACCATTGGCTCCTTTCCTGGTATAGAGTCCCACGGGCATATACTCACATATGAGTAACACTATTAAAGCTGATGGGAAGTGCATATGCACCGTTACTTATTTTTGGGTATAATGAGACTTCTTTTATACTAGAACTTACTGGTTTACTGATGAGCTTGAACAAAGACAAGAAATATAGCTTAGGCACACCATCTTTGATGCGTGGCCTTGATAAGGGTCAGGAATGCGAAGTAAAATTCCTTACTGATCCAAAGCCTGTGGAAACAGAGCACGGAAGTAAGTTTGACATACAAGTCCAATTACTTTCCCATCCTCATGAATCCTATTCCTCTCTTCCTAAAGAGGGAAGGAGACTTACCTGGAGAACTAACTGTCACGTGGTGAGAGTAACCGTTATGGATCTCTTTAACAATAATACAGAAGACTTCCAGAAGGATTGGTATGATTGCACCTGGACAATCTCCTGCAAAGAAGATGGTAACATCTGGATTGAGGCATAATGGAAATTACCTTAGACAAAGAGACTTCGAATATTCTAACCAGGGTAATTGAAAAGCGCTGTAGGGAATATGGACACAGCTACGAACTACTCCCTGATTGGTTGTTAAAAAAACATCCAGAGGATAAAGGCAAAGCGTTTTGCTCCAATTGTGGTAGGGAACAATGAAGCGACGGTGTAATCTTTGCTTACAGTCTAAGGATCACCTTAAGACAGATAAGTTTAGCAATGAAGTAACAGTATGTTATGAATGCCAGGGAATTCTAACCAAAATAATTAAGCAAAATTGGATTACCGTATGACGAAACATTGGTGCGAAACTTGTAAGAAATTACAAGTCTTTGGGTCCTTTTGTTTTAATTGTGGTAATGCTTTACAAT